ACACACCGTTGTCATCAGTCTCACCAAAATCTGTTGGTGCTAATGCTTGACCATCGATGAAGTGGACGTCGGCTAAATAATTATCTCCATATCGAGGACTTGAAGTTCTGGCATCTCTGCCCAAATAATGAGCGGCAGTAGAGTTGACAAATGTGTCAGAATTTTGAGCTGGCATTCCAGAAGGAATAGCTACATCCTGACGAACACCGTTGACATAAATTTTTATTCGATCGTTAGCTGTTGAGTCTGTAGTGTCTACAACAACTACAAAATTCATCCATGCTGATAAATCTCTAAATACAGCTTGTGTTCTACACCCAACGTCACCAATACCAGCATTAGTTATTACTTGTAGTTCATCAACGGTGTAAAAGCTAACGTCAAACCAAGATGAGCCCCCAGCCGCTCCAAAAACTGAAGCTGTAATAGGGCTAAAGTCTGCAACAAGTTTAGTCCGCTTAATCCAAAAAGATAAAGTGAACGTCTTGCGATTACTTGCAGAGCTTGGTGTTCTATTTAAGTACGCACTATCAGCTTTGTTAAACCTAAGACTACGTTCAATGGCGTAGCCACCAGCGCTATCTTGACCTAGAAGTAATGGATTAGCAGATCCTGGAATCATGATACGTTCAGTAGTACTTGTGCAGTAATTCGAGTTGAAGAATCCACGAAATACACGATTACATCAGATGCACTTGCTGTCGTAGTAAGTGTGGGTGCAGTACCACCTGCAAATTTCCAATAACCTCCAAAAGCTAAAGTTCTACTTCCTGTACTATCTTGACTAATTACAATTACACCTGATTGTCCAGCAGTTAAGTTCGTAGGATTAGCTAGTGTTCTATTTCCGCCCAACTCAAGTTTGTAGTTATTAGTAATCGCAAAGTCTGGGGTAACTGTTGCGCCATCTGTCAGTGTTGTGATAGTTCCACGTTGCGCAGCTGTGAATGTTTGAGCAGTATTTGTTACTGCAATAGAGCCTGGTACATTTGCTTGAGTAGAGACTAGTGCTCCGCCTTCTTTTACGTATAGCTTGTCTTGATCAGTTGCATAACAGATTTCGCCTTCTTGGATATCTGATACTGATCCGTTTAAATTGGTATATGTACCTCGCGCAATCCGCAGAGGAGTTCTATTAGTAGGTGTAGGCATTAGTCGAACGAACCTCCGTCATATGTTGTTGATGTTGATACAAGTGATGCACCACTATCAAAGTTGCCACCATCAGCAACAAGTACTGCTTTTGAATCAACGTACTGTTTTGTAGCAGCGTGCAAAATAGCTGTGGGATCTGCATTAAGGGTTAGAAACCCTGTCATTGTTCCACCAGTTGTTGGCAGACCTGTTGCACCCCCACCTGAACCCGACTTACCTGTAAGAGTTCTAAAGGTTGATGTGGAAGGTACTGTTAGTACTACACCTGAGTTAATTGCTAGGTTTCCGACTGCACCTGTATTAGTGTTAGCAGCAATTACCTTATTGATAGTAAGTACTGTAGGTGTTTCTAGAAATTGACCTTCAGTTCCTACAGTTGATGTTCCAAGTGTCTTCCACTTTTCACCATCGTATGTATAGCGAATACCATTGCCAGCAACAAAAAGGTCGCCTGCACTTGGATTATTCGGAAACTGAATAGCGGCCATTATTGCACTCCCTGCAGGTCGATGACTTCAACAATGTATCTTTAGTATATCGAAATTTACTACTCGACTTCTTCTTTAATCTCAGTTTGATTATCACCTTCTCCTGCAAACTCAAGAGTATCTATAAGGTTCTGTACGAGGTTTACACTAAATGCCAGCAGTGTATTATCACCACTGGCTCTCGCTGCACCAAATGAATTGATTGCAGATATTAAGTCTGTTTTTTTACAAGGCATTTATAATGTTCAGCTATAAAGATTCTACTGTATTTATTCTGATTAGACTGCAGCCACAGTAAGACTACCTGCGTTACTGACAGTAATCCGATAACGTGTGCTATCTGGTGATCTAATAATAATTCCAGCACCATCTCCATTAATTTCAAGTTTGTCTCCTGGTGTAGCTGTACCAATACCAAGATTTCCAGAAGTATCCCAGTTGGGGCCACCAGTACTGAGGTATCCAGGAGTTACTGATCCAGTAGGAATACCACCATTCCAACTTGGGTTTCCTTCTACCCATTGACTTGAATCTGTATCTACGTAATAGATGTAGGTTCTGCCTTCATCCGAGTCATACCACTGATCACCTTCATTTGCTGAAGTAGGAGCAGCCGTTCCAACGAAGGTTTGACGGCTACCAACTGTGATCCAGCTTCCATCAGCACGTAAGAACTTCTGTGTTCCTCCACCGGAGTATGGGACTAACCCATTGATCGTTGACGTAAACGTAGGAAGTGCTACCCCCGTACCAGTACTAGATGTAATTGTTGAGGTGCCAGTTGTAAAACCTAGATTAGTAGGCGTTCCTGGTGGCGATGCCCATGTGCCGTCTGCTCTTAAATAATTAACAGATCCTCCACCTGATGGACCTGTCAAACCTGCGTCACTACTAGTAAACAATGGAATCGTGGCATCTGTACCAGTATCTGAAACTACTGTTCTTGTAGAGGTGTTGTATGTCAGATTTGTTGTTCCAGTAAATGTAGCACTGGTATTGATTGTCACATTAGCTGATCCATCAAAGCTTGCTGAACCAGTTAGATCTCCTGTAAGAGAAATTGTTCGTGCAGTCTCAAGCGTTGATGCTGTTGAGGCATTACCAATTAAAGTTGCAGTAATATTACGTGCGGTGAAATCACCAGAGCCGTCACGAGCAACGATTGCATTTCCTGAGTTTAAATTAGTTGCTGTTGTGGCAGAGTTTGCAACCTTACCTGCTGTTGTGATTGTTCCTAAATAAGTATCTACAATCTGTGTTCCTTGCCAAACGCCTGTAGAAATTGTTCCCAAACCAGTCAGGCTTGATCCAGTAATTCCACTACCTAGGGATGAGGTATTCAAGACCTCTGTACCGTTGATATAGAAAGCTTTGCCTGCCACTAAATCAAAGTGTTCACTTGACGTCCAGGCATCTGTACTATCTACCCAAGATAATGTTTTATCTGTAGATCCTTTTAGTGTTATACCTCCACCATCCGCAGTCGTATCTGTTGGTGTGCTTACGACACCTAGCTGTATATTCCCATCTTTAACAGTTACGATGTTTGCATCAAGTGATACTGTCGAACCTGTAACAGATAAATTACCTGCTACGTTTACATTGCTATCAAAAGTAGATATACCAGTTACATCAAGTGTTCCAGGTACATCAATGTTGGATGACCATTCAACATCGTTACCAGCGGCATTTGTTTGAAGTAATTGATAAGCATTGCCATCAGCTAATTTAGTAACCTGAATCGCTGCCGATCCATTAATGTCAGCATCAACAATACTTCCATTAACAATATTTGTAGAAGTAACTGTGACATTATTAGGTAATGCACCTGCAGCAATATCTGTTGGCGATACACCACCCGCAATGCTAGACGAAGTAATAGTGATTCCTGAAGGCAGAGCACCTGTACCAAGTTTGGTTAATGCAATAGCAGCTGAGGAATTAATATCTGCATCTACAATTGTGCCATTAACAATATTTGAGCTAGCTACTGTAATGCCAGTTGGCAAACTACCTGTTGCTAATTTTGATAAGGCTATAGCAGCACTACCACTTACATCAGCATCTTGAATTGTTCCATCAGCAATCATTGTGCCGGTGACAGATCCTGTATCTCCAGTCGATACTAATGTTCCTGTTGTATCAGGAAGGGACAAAGTCCTGTCAGCAGTAGGCTCAATTACTGTTAAGCGAATTTCATGTGAGTTAGCATTGGCACCTTCAAATACAACCTTACCGTTGTTGAGATATACGTCCGATGAATTGAGGTTTACACCTGCATTCAAGACAAGATTACCTGTCATTGTGTCACCGTTAGAATTCACGTAACGGTCATCCAAAGTCCCTGACTGATGACTTAAGTTAGATGGATCAGGGATTATATTTGTATCAAATTTCTCAGTACTGGCGTCTACCCATTGTGTAGTTGTGCCATTGTTGTAGTAATAGTAAAGTCTATTATCATCGGTGTCGAAATATAGATTACCTGCTTCTAATCCTGCAGGGGGTGTCGAAGCTGCTTGAATTGCTGCTTCATACCCTGTAAACGATAGGTTATCTTTTCCTGCAATACGTACAATGTTTCCGTTACTATCTTTGATGAAGATTGCAGGATCACTTGCATTAAAATTTACGGCTAATTCACCATCCAGCATATTTGGTGCTGTTGGTTGTTTTGCCGAACTACTGTCTAAAACATTAGAGTGCTTTAATTGAATCTTCATCGAGAACGCCCTAGACTATCTTCTTGATATATCTATTTTAGCTTTTATCTTTTGAACTATCTTCATCAAACATCTTTGCTAAGTTCGCATGGATTTGATCTTGCAATACTTTCCCTAACATGTGTTGATATGTCATCAGTAATTTGGTCGTATCTTTAAGACTAGTTTGAAGTACCCCAACATCTTTACATGTGTCAATGTCATCAGTAATTACTCGCAGTGTAAGTACCTTTTCAAGTGGTAGTTGATAATCTTCTGACTTAAACATAGGATTCTATATTCACCCTTATTTCTCACGATAACGTATATCTTTATTGCTTGCTATCAAATACCATATACGCTGTTTTTGTTGAGTTTAAGTTTAAAGCATTTGATAGAGAAAATACGATCTCAGATATAGAAATGCCTGTGCGCCTATATGAACGGTCGAAGTTATCATATGTTGCCTGTATATCTTTAGCAAGTTTCTCCTCAAAACCTTCGCGAGCTTCTAGCGTAGGATATTTATTAGGCTCTATAACCTTGATATTTTCATTAAACATCGTGGCAATAGTATGCTTGCACACCTTAAAACTTAATCGATGCGCTTCTGATTCCCAACTACTTGCCTTACCTGCTACAACAGATTGACCAGATGCTTGATAGTCATTCAGGCTTTGTGCTGTTGGTAATGGATAACGGTTTTGTCTATTTGTTTTTCTTGTATCTTCATTCTGATTTGATTGAGGCATACTCAATAACGATTGAGAAAAGTTAGGACAACTGCAAGAATACATATTTGCTGGTGTCAACGTGGCTCCCATAGCAAACACATCGTCCATCCAAGGATCCACATCGGTATTAAGGTTTGTCCATTTGGTGTCAGTAGTAAAAGTCTTTGCAAAACTATTATCCGAAAAGACCAAAGTTGTCCCATCATCTAAATTTGGATATAAGTTTATCTGAGAGAAATATGGCTCTGCTTCGAATACCAAATTCCCATTTACTATGTCACTTTTTTTAACTATAAATGGAAGTATTGAATAAGAGATTGTTTCAACTTTGTCTCCAATAAAAGCAGCATCAAAATAGATCCCAGGGAAGTATCGTTGATAGTCGGCCTTATTAAAAACATATGCCCCTTCAATTGTTAGTTCAGCATTTGTAGTACTGAAGATTGTTGGCAGTCCTGTAAGGTCCAGCATTGCCGGAGGTAGGGCGTTGACACCCTGATCTAACGCAACTAATTCTTGACTTGTTTCAATCTCCTTAAGTTTTAACTGAAAGTGAAAACTGTCATCTGAATACACGGCAGTATCAAGAGTGGATATTTGCTTTTCAATGAAAAACTTATCAACGTAAATCACTTTCCCGTCAAGCAATTCTGGATTATTTAATATATCTAGTTGAGATGGATCTGCTTTTTGTTTGTAGTTGATACCTTGGTTCGGAATAAATTCTCCACTGCTTGCAGATAACGTTATATCTGACGTAGGAATCTTTACTTTAATTGTTGTTTTTTCTTGAGTAAAATTAATTGTATTTTCCTGAACCTTAATTAAAGTTTGACCACTATAAACACTTGGCAGTTCCTCTGATGTGAGTACTTTTTTTAGTGTTGCTTCTGTTCTATTGTTTTGAGTTAAAGGTCCATCTGCTAGACGATCACCAATCATTTGAACTAAAAGACTTTTGTTTGTCGCATCTGGATTTATCTTGACATATACTTCGTGATTCAGTCTATTCTCTGGATAGCTTTGAGGATTATTATAAATGCTAGTAATTGTCCCAAGAGTTTTAGTTTCCTGATTCTTTTTGATTACATAGTAGGTGTTTGAATCAGCGTTTGCTGTTGGATACTCATAGCCTACAAATGTATTTTGAATTTGATATGGTAATCCTTTAAATAATGTTGATGTTAATAATGCGTTTGAAAAAGGTTTATTTGTTTCTGTAATCTCCGCAAAAGGATCATACGATGAGTTTTTAATTTTTAATTCTTCCCACGCAGCTCGATTATATATTTCAAAACCTTTTCTCCATTTCACCCAATCACTATCAAGGTTCCATTTCTCAATAACAGAGCGTTGAACAATCGAACCATATTGACGATCCCCTGGATAATAACCTACAGCACCTGTACCTTTGCCTTTGTCTAATCGTAAAAATGATTTAAAAGCAAAATTACTTGGGTTACCAAAGCCGTTTTGCTTTCTTGGCATTAATAGAATCCTCCGTGTGCACCAATCAATGGAGCATTTTCTGCGGTGTCATTTGCACTTTGTTTTTTTACTGCAGCCCATAGTGCTTTCCCTTTTGGGATATATAGTGCTTGAAATTGCGTACCAATCACAATACCCGAATCCGTTGACCCTACTCCCGGTACTGGATTTAGTACATATGGCAGAGCACCATAAACTGTTTTTATGCCTTCAGTTGTGCCACCATTAAAGGTTCCAACGAACAAAGCATCAGACGTAGATAGCTGTGTTGTAGTACTTGCAAAGTATAAATTAATAGTATACGCAGTAGTTGTCTGACGAGCTAATGCATAAATCTCACCGATGATTGCTCCATCATTTGTTGTGCAATCAACAATTAATTTTGCACCGTTTGATCCACCAACTGTGATAACTGTAGCTTGTTCAACAGTTGCACCTTTAAGGTCAACAATAGAATGCAATACATTATCGACTAGTAATGGTTGCTTATTCGTAGATGTAGAAGCCATTACGCCTTACCTTTGTTTGATTTACCTTTCTTGGCGATAGTTGTTTTAGTGCTACCTGGAACCATTGCCATTGGATCCGGCATCATTGCTGGCTGACCTGTAAGTCCCATAGCACTCTGTGGTTTATCTGCCATGCCTGGGCCTGTGTTAATGCCTACTGCTGCCATATAGTCGGCAGGCGCTTGCAAAGTGTTCACTGCTCCAAATGGTGTGTTGCCTTGATAGCCACGGCCAAGTGGCATTGTTGTAGGGACTTGTGAACGATCAATTCTTGTGGGGTCAACTGAACCTAATTGTGTGGCATTTACTAATCCTTTATCTTGATAAGTAAATTTATTGATAGACACTCCATCTGGTCCTTGTGGCATCGAACTAAATTGTTGGCCAAAACTTAAAGGAACATCGGGATTGTTCATCTGTGTAGTTGGATCACCTGGTGTCAATGACATATTCATTGAGAGCCGTTCCCTATTAGGATCCAGGTTAATTGAGTTTTGTTGTACTTTACTTCTAGCCATTATTAAATCCTCGTAGTTTGTTGACGATTATTGTTGCCATCATCAGCATTGCCAACAGCATTCCGATACATAGCAAGTTTTCTATCTAGAGCATCTGACGCCATGTCTGTTTGTTCTGGCGCTTCAGATTGAGGTTTTTCAAACCTTTCGTCTGGCATAGGTTCACCAGTGCTTGTTTCTGGTTGTACTCCTCCAACATAAGGATTACCGTCTGCCTGAGCTTGTGCTTGCTTAAGCTTCATCTGATAGTCAGCTTCTTGACTATTCATGGTAATTTTAGGAGCACCGTGTGTATTTACGGCATGCATAATTGTATGGTTTAAATCCTAAGACTATTCTACACTTAACACCAACTTGTGCTTAGCATCATCCTCGTACCAACTGCTGTATCTGCAGGACCTGGTACTGCCAAGATAAACTCTGCACCAGCACGTTCAAATGCATATCGTCTTGTTTCTGGTCGTCGATAGTTTGGAACGTACAACGTTTCTGCCAATCGATCTACTTCTCGTAAATAAATTTCTCGAAAATATTCATCACCTTTAAGTGGATCAGAAGTATTAATTACTCGATCTACGTCTCCAGAAATAATCTCTTGACGTGATGGGTTGAGTGTCCTTCTACCACCTGCATCAAAGTAGTCATCTGGAATAGCTGCACTTGCTCTCCATGCAATGTCACAGCGCTTGATGTGATAAGCGATCTGCTCATACCAATAGTTATCTGGCACAAGAGCCATCGCTTCCTCTAAGCGAGAGCGATCACCTGCAGGGATCTGTGCTCCAGCGTTAAATCCAAGGTGAAATCTAGTTTTTGATTTTAGATAATCGTCTAGTTCCATTACGCAATTCCTGTGATGTTGCTGTACGTATCAGCAAGAACACTTTGCAATTGCTGAGTTTCAGACGGACTTAGAGATCCTTCAGTCTGTAGTTTGGCTAACAAGACGGCAGCTGGTGAATTTTGCATCGCAGCTTGTTGTGCTGCTGCACCTAATCCGCCACCTAAAAGTGCACCAACTAAACCACCTGCCATACGAGGTCCAGGTCTTACGGCTGTTTTTACTTTTTGCATTGGACTACGTACTAGTCCTTGTCCTTCTGCTAGACGATCCTTTAATTTATTAATCTGTAGTCCAATGGAATGTGGGACAGCTCCAGCTGTAGCACCTACTAAAGCACCAGCACCACCACCTAATAAGGCAGCAGTTCCCATCCCCATTTGGTTTTGTTGATCTAATTGCGCCTTAGCTAGTAACGCATCTTCTAGGTTAATCGCCATTACCACACTTTCTTTGGTAATACTAGTTTAACTAATAAAGATTAAGTCCTCTTCAATCAACTGATCCCAGTTAACTCGTGGAATATTCTCAAGTTGCTTGAGATTGGCAAAGCGTTCACCACTCAGGGACATTCGTAGCTCAACAATTTTTTTAGCTGTTGCAAAGCCAACACCAGGCAGACGTTTTGCAATCTGCTCTGCAGGTGCTGCATTGAGATTCAGGCGCATATCTTCAATAGGAACAATTGGATCAGGCAAGGGCTCTTCTGGTAGTTCCTGTTCTAGTTGTGCAATCTTGACCATGCGGCCTTTTTCACGGTCATACGGTACAAGTTGATCCAAAGTCATAAATGTGACATTTCCTCCAGCATCTTTTACCATCGCAAATTCTTTATCATGAGTACTGATAAACTCAACTAGTTTTCCAGTCTTACTATCTTGAAATAACTTTTGTTCAGCCATATTTTTGGGGTATTCCTTTTCATATTATAGGCACAAAAAAAGCGCCCCATAAGAGACGCTTTAGTTATCTGATATTGATTATCAGGTGCCTTGACCAGCTTCAATTCCGTAAGGAATGTGAGCGTCGCTTGCATCAGGAGCAGGGGCGGGACGGTAGTAGCAGATCTCAACCAAGATGGCAGAGGGGCTCTTACGGTCAGCACCGGCAGATGGATTCTGCTCAGCAGTGAAGTTGGCAGAAGTGATGACTTGAACAGCAGTCTCAGCAGAGGTGCTAATAGCGGTTCCGTTGACAATGCCCAACATTGCGGAGGCAGCGCCATCAGCAGGGAAGAACTTGTCAGTACCAGCAGTCAGCGTTACTTCACTACCAGTGTCACCAGGAGCGTTACTGCCAAGAGCAACGATCTTGATGGTGTTACCGGATGCAGTAGCTTTGACGCCAGGTGCGTTCAATGCGGTGCGATAAACAACGGAATTCTTAGGAATCACGAATGCTTTATCGGTACGGGGCTTGTCATCCTGACGAAGATCAGGGGACAGAACCTTCAGGTTGTAGGTGCCTGCCGACAAAACACCACCGGAAAGAGTTCCAGCGTTATCGGGATCTAGGACGAGAGCACCGACGATGCGGTAGAACTCAACACCTGGGAGAGCCTCGACACCCTGTTCGCGATATGCGTTCAGGTGGGCTACATAATTACCGGGAAAAATTACAGACATAGTTAGTTAGCTCCTATCAATAAACGAAAGAGTAACCAACCGTAATGAAATCGCGGTTAAGCGTTTCAAAACCGGCAAACAGCGACCAGATCATGATGATGAAACGGCTAAAGTCGTCGTTGTTATTCAACAGAATCTGAGCGTTGTTACCACCAATACCCACACCCACGGCCTGAGGACCGAAGAAGACAAGTTGCGAAGCTGTGTAATCAGCAGCGCCACCGGCCTCATCAGTTACAACCAGGTTGTAAGTAGTTTCTGGCAGGTTGGTGGACTCGAACCAACGGACACCCTCAAATAGGAAGCCAGTAGGCATAACGGGTTGACCGGCAACAAAGCCAGCTTGACCGTAAGCAGGACCCATACCTTGGTAGAAGTTGGCATTGGGAGCCTCAGCAGGGTTCATAGGATTAACAATCCCTTGACCTGGATAACGAGCGATCTCACGGAAGTCTGCGTTCTGACGCAGATGCATCATTGCGGTTGGATCAACGATGCAACGGTAGTAACCATCAGCGAAGGTAGGAACGTTGCGCTTACGCATGTCCTTGACCACTTCGAGAAGGTCAGTCTTGACATCAAATTTGGCGGACTCACCAGCGGCGTACGTCACACCCAAGGTTCCACCAGCGCCGCCTTTAGTCTTGCCACCTGGAAGGTAGTAACCACCTTGATCTTTGCTGGCTTGACCAGCAGCTTCTGCCTTCAGCAGTTCATTTGCGAAGACACGATCACGCCAACGACGATAGTCATCCAGCAAGGTCAAAGAACCGATGCTTTGGTGGAAGACGTTCAGGTTGCCGGTATCAAGCAGCAGACGCTGAGCAGTGATCAGGGTTTCACGAGCCACCTTGAAAGTAGAAGGCTGTGAAGCATCGCGGGAATCAGCAGGGCCGGTGTACTCACGAAGAGTAACGAGCACTTTGTCCTTAACGATGTTACGTGCGGAGGCGGATCCAAGTGTTTGATCAGCAGTCCGCTCACGGGACTCCTTAGTGCCAGGCTTACCCCAGAAGCGGTAACGATCAAGCTGTACGGTCTGGCCGGGTTGCTTAGAGAAATCGTGTACAACTACTGGCTCAACTGCCATCTCAATGATATAGGCAGGATGAGGACGGTAAAGTTCTGCACCAAGAAGCTTCGGAAAATCATTATCAATCCACATGGATTAATACTCCGTAAGCTAAAAGTTTATAAGTGACTTCGACTTAGTCACATATAACGATAGTACTTGTTATTGCTATACTTTTAACTATATACCCCAATATTTTGTGGTTATGGAATTTATAGATGATAAAATTTGGACGCCTATTCATCTTCTGCCTGGATATGAGTGCTGTATTGAGTACTACATCAACTCAGCAGGTGAAATCAAAAGCACTAAAGGAAAAGAAGAAAAGCTTCTAAAGCAACGTAAAAATAAGAATGGTTATATGCAAGTCAATCTGACTCAAAGGATTGGCAGGAAAAGAACCGTAACTGTCACAGTACATAAATTAGTGGCTCTTGCATTTTTAAAACCCCCATTAACAATGCCTGGTAGAACGAAAGCATGCAGTCGTGTCGCACATATTGACGGCCATAAACATAACAACTCTGCTTGTAATCTTAAATGGACTAAAATAGAAGAAAGTTGTAATAGCAAAAATGGCTGATAGTCTTATTCTTAATGGTGTGAAAGATGTTAAAAAACACACCGGCAAGGAACTCTTGCTTACTCGTCCCAAGCGGGGTGGTGATACTCACAAAATTAAAGAATGGTGGCACGGAACAAATGGTGTTCAGTATGTTGACTGCACCATTTTTGATGTGACAGCTAAAGGCGAGAAGATGAAACTTGTTGTTGCGTCTACGAACGGTACTTTTGTACGTATTGACCACGACGGTGAATTGAACTTTGCGTTCTATGCATCTCGCAATGTAACTCGTGCAGCATTGTTTACTCAGGACCTTCAGCTAGTAGAGCACTATGTTCTACCATCTATGAGTGGTGGCAAGGTTATGACAGTCAAGCCACATGGTGCAGTGACTAAGCCTGTCTTTACAATTAAGGAAGTGGTTAAAGCACCTACTCCACCAAAAACAAAGTCTTCAAAAAAAGTAGTTACTAAAGATTATAAATCTTCTATTAAAAATGAAGATTAGAAACTAGGACGGTCGGAAGTTTTCATAATATAACTCTTGTCACTGATCGATTCAAGTGATTTATATTCATTACCAATATCAATCTGAATGCTGTATGGCAAGCGCCTAGTATTTCTTGCGTGTACGCCTACATAAAAGAAGTCACGTGGCTTGACATACATCAGATCATGTGGGTGCTCTTCATGCTCGCTTGTGTATAAACGAACGTCCAAGTATGCGTTGTTGTACATATTAGATGTTTTAAGATTATTTAGGTCAATACTTAAATAAGCATCTAAACCAATTGCAGGTAACCTATTGGGAGGAGTTGCAGCAGAGTTGTAGCCTGCATCTAACTCCGCTCCAGCTTGGTCAAGGTTGCTACGTGTAAAATCTGCATCATTCTCTTCTTCAAAAAAATTAATATCAGCTTTAATGTATCCTGGCTCCATGTACTCTTTCTGTACATTGTCACCGACGATATTTAAGTTTACTTTAATAAAGTGATTTTCAACGCCATATAATCCAACAGCATCTGCATACTGCAATGTTACTGGCACAGTACTTACTTCAGCAATTTCTGCTTTAGAAATACTTGCACCAGTCGCATAGTTTAACGATTTGCTAGAAGCGTATCTGTCTGGATTAGTATTGTCACTTGCAGAATAAGTTTGATATTGCTTAAGTAATTGAGTTGTGACGTCCATGGTCGAACCACTTCTTTATCTCTATTGTATTAAAGATAGTCATTGACAGATTCTGATTCTTGACGCAGGTTCTTCAATGCTTTGTGCTCCAAAGTTCTTACACGATCACGGCTCATGTTTAAAACTTGCCCGATTGCTGTCATTGACATTGGTTCAAGAATATCTTCTCCAATTCCATAGCGCATACTAATTACAGCTGCTTGCATCTCAGGCAGCTCGTCAATTAATTCACGGATATCATCCTTGATAAACTGCTGCTCCAATAACATTTCTGGCAGTTGTGTCTTGTCTTCCAATAGGTCAATCAATGCTGTATCCCTGTTCTCTCCAATTTTAATTTCTAGCGATGTAGGTTGACGAGCTTTGCACATTAAATCTTTAATTTCATCTACCTTTAAGTTTAAGTATTCAGACAGCTCAAATACATTTGGCAACTGTCCATTGATCTGGCTTAACTCACGCTGGGCTTTCTTAAGTTTGTTGAGGTTCTCAGTAACATGGATTGGTAAACGAATCGCCCTCGATTTTTCAGCGATAGCGCGAGTGATCCCTTGGCGGATCCACCAGTAGGCGTAAGTAGAAAACTTGTAACCACGACCAGGATCAAACTTTTCGACGCCACGTACGAGACCGATCGTTCCTTCTTGAATGATGTCAAGAAGGTCCATGTTTCGCTTGGTGTATTTCTTTGCAACCGATACCACAAGCCGAAGATTGGCAGTAACCATTTTGTCTTTGGCTCGTTCACCATCTCGGATCTCCTTGCGTAATTCTTTTTGTGCTATGCCTAATGCTTTTGCAAGGTCATCCTTAGTAATCTCTCCAAGCAATTCCTCGCATGCTTTGATTTCCATTAGACGTTGAACTTGTCTGCCCAATAGAATTTCTTCATCATGCTCAAGTAAAGGAATACGTCCGATATCACGGAGATACGCACGGACAGAATCTCCTGTACTCTTTGTAGATGCCATATTTGATTTTCGCTTATATTTAATTCTATCAGTCTAAGTGTTGTTTATCAACTATAGATTCCGGCAAACCTAGTACTTTCTTTTGGATTTTCTCCTGACTCAAGTGATTCAACTGCCATTGCTTGTGCAGCATGCTCGTTGTATCCTTTTTCTTTATAGTTAGTAAGATTACGTTCGTATTGCTCAATTGAACTTTCAAAGTCTTCACCATGATGTACCATCTCTGCTGCCATTTGATTAGCAGCTTGATCTTCTACACCATCAGATTTCAGATGTTTCCAAATGGCCTGAAAAATATCAGGATCACTTGCTAGTTCACCAGCCTTTCTAGTATTCACTTGGCAACACTATGAATCTCTATTTATTCTATCAATTACTATTAAGCTAATCCTTTAAGGCGAGACTGTTGCGCAACAGATGCCATTTTTGCTGCAGCGTAGTTTGGATCTGACATTCTTGCCATTTCGCTGTCTTGGCCCTTCGAAGCAAGAATTGCCATAGCCACATGACCTGACTTCTGCTGGTTTGCAATTTGTGCCGCACTGAGACCTTGAACCTTTTGCATACCCTCCAGTGCAACCCGTCCTTGGGTTTCATTGGTAATCGCTTGTTGACCAGCATTGCTAACAAGTTGCTGTGCCTGAATGCCTTGTTGAAATTCTTGTGAGTTAAGCATGTCTACAATTAACTTTAATCTGTTATCTATATTGTACGTAAATTAAATACGTCCTTGTTCAGGACCATCTACGTAATCAATAGCTGCCAATAAACCAGCTAGTCCACCAGCACCAGCTAGTACTTCCCCAGCCATGCGTTTTTCTTTGTCTTTCTTTAAAGCGTATGATCCGCCCTCTTTAAGTAGTTCTTTGACAAAGATATCTAGGTTTCTGTTCTCAGGTCTAGAGGCAAGCTCTAGAGCCTGAGCCATATCTTCTGACGTTGGCTTACGGCCTAAGACCTTTTCTAAGACCTCAGGTGTAAGTTTTCCATGAAAGACATAATCCAAATCTGGATTAGAAGGTAACGACCCCGTAGAGCCGATACCTAGTTCTCTTGCACGTGCGCCAGAGTTGTATCCCATTACATGTCTTGGATAAGGGCCTTAGCTTGCAGGGCACCTTGAGGAGCCTGTGAGAGATAACGCCATGCGTTCTCAGGGGAGCTGTCCATCATTTCGCTGAAGGAGCCCCAGAAGTCATTTGCCTGGTTGACCTGACGGCCAGGGGTAGGCATGTCCATTTGTGGGCGTTGGAAGTTCTGCGGAACTTGTCCTTGCTCTTGAGCTTGGATCTCAGCTTCGAACTGAGCACGGGCTTCATATTGCTGACGGACTTGGGTCTCTTCAGCGGTTTCAGTTGGGTAAGGACCTTGAGGACCAAAGAACTCATTGACGTAATCAGCCAACACATCAGGGTTGGTGAGCATCAGGTTCATTGCACCGTTCTCTTCAGTAGAGGCTTCGAATGCACTAAGGACATTGTTGCCACGCTGAACTTGCTCGATCAGTGCGTCTTCAACTGCACAGGCGTAGGTGTTCAGTAGAGCAGGAGCTTCAGCACCAAAGTGCTCAAGAACTTCAAGACTTTCTCCGCTGATTCCGCTTAGGTACTGATCCTGAGCCTGACTTGCTCCGTGCTGCACCGCTTGCTGCACCAGGCTGCTGACGTCGGATTCCGTATAGCTCTGGGTTGAAACTTGGGGCTGCGAAATCTGCTGAACCTGCGGGGCCATTGAAGCCCAACTGGGTTGAGTAGTTGCCTGCGGCGTTGGTGTTGTCTGGTAAGCCGAGGGTGAAACCTGGGCCTGGGAGGGGCTGGACGTATTCAGGCTTGCGCTGAGCGCCTGAAACGCCTGCTGCCATGGATTGCCCTGAGTCGCTGCCGAAGCCTGCGGGGCCTGGGCCGATGCCTGGTAAACCGGTGCCTGAGGAGCCACCATTGGCTGACCCATTGATGCCGGGGAGGTTGGGGACTGGCTCGTCGCGTACTGGCTGGCCGCGCTCGGCACGTAGTTGGTCGGCGCTGCTGAGCTCGTCGGGGATACTGCTTGTGCTTGCTGGCTTGTAACTTCCACTGTAACTTAACTCCTTACGTAAGAATTCTAAAGATCGATATAAGAACCCTGTCATGTCAAGGTTCGGGTCAGATGCCAAAGGAACATCTGGCATTTGTGGATGAGGCAATTGATAGAATTGCCCCAGTAAATTAATAAAACTGCTAATACTTTGTTGTGTTTGCTGGACCATTCTGAAGGGAAAGCCACTTAACATTGCAGCTCGTTCTTCATCAGTTTTTCCAGGGAAAAGATATTTGAGAGCTTCAATTGAATCAACTCCCAATTCTTGAAGGTTGCGAACAACGATACTGTTATTAAGCAGATCTTCAGTGCTTTCTTCAAAAACTTCACCCATCCAACGCCAACTGACTTTTGATGCTCCGTCAGGAACAAGACCAGTTACACCAGGGGGTATTTCACCTGCGTCTAGTTTAGCACGCATCTCTGTATCACGTTTTTTGATAAATTTCTGGTAATTATCCTGATATTTACCATAAGCTTTTTCATACTCTTGTTTGTCTTCAAATTCTTCAGGCAGAGGTAGCACAGGTTCTTCAAGCTTCATTGCAGCAGCAAATGAATCATTGAAGTTGCGCTCTTCTGCGTAGATCATCATTGAGAAGAGAGGACATAAACCATAGGTAAACAAAGCTCTTGCTTTTTTTTCAGCGGTTGCTGCTACACGTCCATATAGTGTTTTAATTTCATAAGCAGTAGCTGCAGTATTAATATCAATATCATCTACTCCACCCAGTGCT